GGATGCCGAGGCCGCCGGGCAAACCGCCGACCCAGAACTCTTCTCGACCAAGGCCGGGCGATTCCTTGGCCCGCAGCATCGGGTCGCGCCCTCGCCCGGAGTTCTCCATGACGCAGAGTTCGAGCACCGCCTGTTGCACGTCGTCGGGGATCACGTCGAACCCGCCGGTATATTGCGCGACGAGCGACGCGGTGCTCGTCCATTGCGTAGAGCTACCGGCGCGATAGACGAGACCGGCGAAGGCATCCAGGCTATAGGCACCGGCATCGAGGCCGGCCTCGTCAACCGAGATGACAAAGCTCGCGGTATCGACCGGCGCCTGTGAGAGGCGCAACGGCATGCCGACATCGACGCTGACGCCGCCGGCAAAGGTGTCGATATACCCCTGCTGCACAAAGATGCGGTTGCAATAGCGCTCCGCTTGGCGGCTGGTGCGTTCGATGACCTTGGTCAGCCACGCATCGTTTGCCGTGTCGCCCGGCTTTAGCCTGAGCTGCTCGCGCAGATCGGAAAGCGAGATCAGCGTCCGATCGGTCGCGGGCGTTGCAACGCTCGTCGTGAGCGGCTTCATTTTGCCTGTGAGTGGTACAGGTCGAAGAAGCTCGTCATATCGAGCGCCGGCCCGACCGTGCCATCGCTGAGAATCGGCGCGGCCCGAAAGTCTTCGACGGCCCAATCGACGATCTTGGCGCCTTCGCGGCCGGGTGGCCCGGGTGGCCCGCGCTCGCCGGTCTTGCCGCGGCTGCCCGCCTGCCCGGCCAAGGCCCAGCCATCGCCCGGCAGCACGCCCGGCTTATCGGTCTTCGCACGCCATTCAGAGCCGTGCCACGTCACCAGATCATATTTCGAGTAGGTGCGTTTCGGATCGTAGAGGCCGCACACCTCGCCGACATAAGGCATCGGCCCCGGTGGCCCGGGTACCTCAGAGGCGGCGCCCGGTGGCCCAGGAGGCCCCTGTTCGCCCGGTGGGCCTGTGATACCCTCGCCAGGCTCTCCCCGCTCTCCTGGGGCTCCCTGTGGCCCCGGAGCGCCACCCTGTAATTCGGCGAGCCGGGTGGTGATCCGCAATTCGCTCTCAGCGTGGCCGAGGCGGAGCGCCAGCATCTCCTGCCGCATGTCCGATATGAAGAGCGAGGACTCCAGCCGAACTTCGCGCTCGATGCGTTCAACGTCGGCCGCAACCTCTGCGGCCAAGGCCTCAAGCGGCGAGGCGGCGCCGTCGATACGCACTGATTGCCCGTTTGGCGTCGCCATCTGGATTATCCCCCTCTTCGGCGGCCGGTGGCGGTGGCTGTGCCGGTATCGGCGCCGGCGGCGGTTGGGCGCCGAAGGAGAGCGGGACGACTTGCTGCTGTACACGCGGCTCGTCGCCGTCCTCGGCGGCTGGTAAATCCTCCAACGCCCGCGCTTCGTTTGGCGAGTAGATGCCGCCCTGCACACCCCTCGCGAGCGCATCGATGCGGTCTTTCTGGTTTGAGCGCTCGAGCGCGGCGGTGTCCAGTTCGAGATATTCATCGGGCTGTCCGGCGAGCCCGAAAAACCGCCCGATCGCTTCCTCGATATGGTTCAGGGCAAAGCCGAGGCCGTTGGAAACCCAGAACCGCATCAGGGCTTCGGTCGAGCTCTGTAGCGCGTTCCCTCCCGAAATACCCAACAGTTCGGGCGGCACGCGATAGGCGGTCGCGATGCGCGTGTCCGCGAGTTGCAGCATCTCAGCGAGTTGCGCATCCCGCGATGTCGTCGAGACTTGCTGCCATTTCAGGCCCCACGACAGAATCGGTGTGCCGCCAGCGCCGGCACCCTTGGTCTGCTCATCCCACGCCGCGCGGAGTTCCTTGGTCTGTTGCTCGTCCAATTGCATATCGGTCTGGATGACACCGGACGGCCGGGCGCTGTTGCTGGTAAAACTCAGCGCTTGCTGAACCATCGCATTCGAGGCGGCAACATCGAGCATGGCCGCGGTCAGCGGCGATTCACCGATCAGTGGGTTATATCGGTTGCGCGCGTCGAGCCGCACATGCAGCACGTCGCGCGCGGGCACGGCGCCAAGGAGTTCCCGCGGAATGGCGTTTTCGATAATCGGGTTGCCGCCAAGCGAATAGAACACCTCGCCGGTCGATGCGATCCGCGGCGCTGTGATGCGCGAATCCATCAGATGCAATTCGCTGATCTCGAAGCGGTTGTTGCGCAGCGCCAGCGCATAGGCATTGCCATTGTCGTAAAGCGCGCCGGTGAGGTTCAGCAGAAAGTCCGAAATCGACTGATACGAATTCGGCCGCTTCAGAACCCGCGACAACGCAGAATTGCTGACGCGCTCGCGCCCGCCATCGCCGGTGCTGCGCCAGTGCGTGCCGGGACACATCGCCGTGGTTTGCGCATAGGCCGCGACGCAGGCGTGGACGATCGCGCCGCCGCCGACGGGGAGCGGGTTGTACCCCAATTGCCAGAAGTTCCACGGCCAATCCGTCGGGATGACGCCGCCACCGAGCGGCAGCATAAAGCCGCTGCCGATGTTCTGCTTGGTGCGCGGACCGCGGACACGCGCCAAGGCCCGCGCAACAAGACCGGCCATGCTTAGGGACGCGCGCCGGGCGGCCGGTGCGGCTCTTGCGCCGTGCTATGCGGCGTCACCGGGCGGCTTTGCGGCGCCGCCGGCTCGCCGCTGCTTTTTTTGTCGTCCGGGTTTAACAGGCCGAGCGCGAAGAGGTCGTTCTCCTCCTGCGTCGGCGTCGGCACCGGGTATTGGTGCGCCGCTGCGGTCATTTTCTCCCGCTCCGCTTTCTGTTTGTCGTATTCCTGCCGCATTGTGGCTTTCGCTTGGTCGCTCATGGTTCGTGCCCTCGGTTTGTTTGGTCCACTTCGTGATGAGCCCGCCGACAAACTCGACGGCGGGCTTCCGCCACAAAAACGCGCGACCTACCACGTAACGCCAGTGACCCACGACACCAAGCCGGTGCGGCGCATGGCCCAATTCATCGGCAGGATCATGCGCAAGCCGAGCGTGTCGGTCTGGAACAGCGAGCGCACGGGTGCGGCGACCGTCGGCGGCGCGCCGGGCGTGCCGATCGCCAAGGGCGTCGTGTCCTCCATGTGGAGGGTCGCCTGATCCGACACTTCAAACCGCGGATCGTCACCCGATAACGACACAAAATCGGCGGCATCGAGGAGGATCACCATCCCGGCCGTGACGGTTGGCGAGGAGATGACCGGGTAGCCGACCAGCATCCCGGCATCGATCTCGGCCTTGAACGGAAAGACGCCGACCCCCGCGGTGCTCTGCGTCATGGAGATTTTGAGTACTTGCTGCGGGTTCATGATCCACGTCGGGCGCCGGAACGAGTTTGCCGCGACGAGCACGTTCATCAGGTTGATGATGTCGCCGACAAGCGCGTTGAACCCGCCGCCCGCGGTCGGCGTCTGCCCCGAGACACCGTTACGAATCCCGGGCGGCCTGACCGAGGTCGCCGGATTGTTGTCGAGCAGAATGTTGTCGATCGCCGGGATTGTATGCCGCCCGATCATATCGCGCAGCAATGTGTCGATCGTCGGGTTCGAGTGCTCGTAGAGCTCGCGGGTGAACGTCGTGATGACGGCCATTTTCTTCAGGCCGAGCGTAAACGTCCCGAAGGCGCCCTGCCGCACCGGAATGGGTGCACCTTCGGCGACGAACGAGCCGGCAATGGTCGGCGTCGTCTGTTCGACCGGCAACGAGATCTGTCCGAAACGCCCGAGCGTGATTCGCTCACCGCGGGCCGATAAGGGGCTGTAAACCGACGCGATCGGCAAGGCGGCAAGAAAATCGCCGTATTGGATCTGGACGAGTTCCTGCGCCCAGGTCGACGTGTTCGTCGTGGCAGCATTGCTGGCCGCACGCTGCATCCATTCGAGACAGGCGCGCACCTCGACGTCATCGCCCCAGCCGCGCTCGACGAGCGCTTGTTCCGGCTGCAAGTGCTTTTCGTGGGCGATCGCCATCGCGATCAGCGCATTCATCAGAAACTGACCATTGTTCCTGACTGCTTCCTTTTTGGGCTGCGCCCAGGTCTTGGGCATCGGTGCGCGCGGCGATGTCCCGGGAGGCAGGACCGTCGTGCGGGAAGAGGGAACCGTGACAACCTCGCTCGACTGCGCGAGGTTCCGTTCGGCCCGCTCCCATATCGCAATCTGGCTGCGGGCCTGCTCGATCCGATCCGACAAATCGGTGTATTGGGTCAGGTCGTCGGGATTAACGGCCTGTAGCTGGTCCGTCAGGGCAACGAGATCGTTTTGTGCGTCTTGGATGCGTTCGCTAAGCTGGTTCATATTCGTGGCTTTCGGAGGATGTGTTCCGACGGCGGGCACGCCACGAGGCTCGCGTTGCGACGACTTCGGATCCTTGTCGGCGGACACGCCGAAGATCGCTTGCAGTCCATCGCGAGAGATACCGAGCGCCTTGGCCTTAGCCAAGGCATTAGGATTCGCCGGTACGCTTACCAGCGAGCATTCGACAAGTTCGGCTTCGAGAAACCGCAGCCCGCCGACCTTCGAGCCTTCGATCGGCTCGAATTTCCGGGAATGAAAACCGACACTGACAGCGCGTAATACGCCCGCGTTGACCGCGGCGTGCAGCTCGCGCAGCCGTTCGGACACGGGTTCCATCAATTCGAGGCGGCCGGTCAGCTGGCCGCGGTGGACGGCGACGTCCTGCCATGTCCCGATCGGGAATTCCGGGTTGTGCGAGAACAGCGCGACCGGGTTGCTCTTGAAGTTCCGGAGTTCCCACGCGTCGGGCTCGATGATGTCGCCCATGCGGTCGACACTGCCGTCCGACATGACGAATTCGAACGGATCGTCACCCGGCGGCGGCGCGGCGCGCTGCTTGATGCGTAGGTCTCTCATCCGATCATCGCCCTGATATTCAGCACCGGCTGCGTGTTCGCGGTGGCGGCGTTGATCGCCATCGCAAGCGCCGTCATGCCATCGATTCGCCCGGTCGACTTCGCTTTCTCGAATTTCCGATTGCCGGCCGGATCGGTCGTGACGATCGCGTTCGCCGCGCACATCGTCAGCACCGGATGCATGCCGTGCCGTAAGCGATGTTGCAGTGCCACCGTCTCCAACGCGTCGAGAGCGGGCGCCATGTCGCGGTAACCTTGCCCAAAATCCTCAAGCGGCACGTGCACGCCAATCGCATTGAGCGCCGCCTTGAGCTCGTCGCCACGCCAGCGATCGAACTTGATCGCGCGGATCGTGCAACGGCGCCGGATCTCGCCGAGCCGCGCCGCAACGAAGCCGTAATCGATCGTGACGCCCGGCACCGCCATCAGCAGCCCTTGCCGTGCCCATACATCGTAAGGCGCCTTGTCCCGCTGCGCCCGGTCACGCAGCGTGTCCGCCGGCGTCCAGAAATGCGGCCACACATTCCAATGGCCGGGCGGCCCCTCCGCGACGAGCACCAGCGCGGTCAGGTCTTGCCGTGCCGACAGATCGAGCCCGCCATAAACCGGCCCGGTGAAGGCCTCAAGGTCGGGCTCCTCGCCATTGGCTTCCCACACCGACAGCGAGAACAATTGCGACAAGGCCGAGACGCGCTGATTGAGGTGAAGATTGCGGAAGGCGCTTTCGAAGCTCGGCATCCGCGCCGCCTTCTCGGCGGCCTTGGCGATTTCATCGATGCTCAGGAAATCACTGAGCGCCGGGTTTGCCTGATGCCATGTTGCCGGATCGTCGAGCCTCGCGTCTTCGGGCGCGGTGAACAACACAAGCTTTGTTGTGTCACTGGCGCCGGTCTTGGCGAGATCGATCAATTGCGACAGTAGATCGCCCGCGGTCGGTGCTTGTGTCGAGATGACGATCGACAGCGGGCGCGTGTGGGCGCCCATCGCCGTCTCCAGCGCATCATATAAATCGCTCGTCGGCCCGCGCACCTGGCCGAGCTCGTCATGAATCACCAGCGCCGGCGAGAAGCCGTAAGCGGTCGAGGCTTCGGCCGACAGCGCCTTGTAGCGAACCCCCGTCAGCGGCGAGAATAACTCTTTTGCCGAATCCCGCACCACGACCATGTTCGGGTCGCACAGTTCATTCGACATCCGCACCATTTTCGCCGCCAGCCCGAACACGATCGCCGCCTGATCGCGGCTCTGCGCACTGGAGAAGATCTGTGCATTGCGCTCGGCCTCCGGGCCAATCACATGCGCCAGCACCAGCATCGCAATCAGCGAGGTTTTGCCGTTCTTGCGGCCCATCGACACAATCGCCTGTCGCGTCGGCGTGCCGTAGATCGTGCGGATGATATCTTTCTGCCATTCGCGCAATCGGATCGGCTCGCCGACATGCGCGCCCTCCGGTGTCACCAAATACTTTTCGCAGAACCGGATGATCCGGTCGGATCGGCTCTCAGCCGATGATGCGGACTTTTTGGCGCGTGGCATTCCCGCCGACTAAACTATCGCTCGCCGCCGTCACTTGTCGCTCGCCCGCCTTTTGCCCCTGCACGTCGACGAGCACCGTCAACCGTAGCTGCCGCCCCGTTACCGCAAGTGCACTCGTCAATGTTTTCATGTCGCCGGATATTGCGCGAAACTCCAATGATCCCGGCTTAACCTTGCGCAGATCCCGGCTAACCGTCTGCGCACTAGCAAGATTCTCGGCGTGAACGTACAAGACCTCCAGCGTCGCATCGTCGAACCAATCAGTCGGCTTTGACCTGACAATCTGACGCCAGATCCGCTTGCCCGCCGCGGTCATGCCGCGTGGCGGTGCCGCAGGCTCTTGGCCGCTCCGGTAAAACGCCGATGCCCGTTCCTCAGCGCTGGACCTTGGCATGATTATACGATGGTTGCATTTTTCGAG